GCATCTATGGCTATCTCCGCGTTTGGAACTACATCCGGCCATGTCCACTCCGGTTGAAAAGTGATCGTCGTGGTGATATTCACGGTTTCGGAAGTCACCCCGTCGACCGTGACAAAATGCCCGATCGGAGCTATCCCGACACCCTCGGCGTGGTCGTCGGGCGGATCAATGGCATTTTGGACGTATTCGATTAACGTCGGGCTGGGTGACGAATAGGTCGCGTCGATAATGACCAGCCGCACCGTGCCTCCGACGGTCAACCGCCCGGAGGCGGCTTCGTTCGATATACCGCCCAGCCATGTGCGGATGTCGGTCGGTATGCTTGCTCCGGAAAACCACGAATTGAATGACGAAGGCGGAACCAGCTGAGCCGGTCGGATGTCGCTGTTCCATGCGCGGTACACTTTGACACCGCCGACACCATCCAGCGCGGTTACATTCTCCCGGTAGTCGGAGATGTTCCCGCCGAACGCCGCCGCATTCAAACTGGAGAAGTACCGTGCCCGGAACACTTCGGTATCCTCCTCATCCTCGCCGGGGATCAGTATTTCCGTGAGCTTCGCGGTTTCCAACCCATCAACAAAATTTATCGGGATCAGCTGCCCGAATTGAATGTTGCCGATATATCCGGCTATTTCGCATACTAGCTTATATTTTCCGTCGGTAATCTTTTCGGTTACAGCATAATTGACGGTGTTTATGGAAAAACGCGTCCCGACAGGAAGATCAAGCGTGATCGGCGTAAATTGTCCGGCGCAGATTGCGTGCGTCGCCGGACGCGGCACAAGCCCACGTTCACCGGCGCGCTTGATGAGGTATTCGCGGCTGGCTGTATCAGCGAAGGTTTCAAGCAGAACGATGTCCATCTCCCGGTATAACGCTTCCAGTTCCCGCGCCGTTGGTGCCTGGGTATAAAAAAGGAGCGAACCTTCCCGGACATCCAAATCTGGGTACCGATCCCGCATCCGCATGATCATTTGTTGCAATAAAACTTCGTATAGCTTATCGTCAAACATCATACGGCAACCCTCCTTTGCGTTTCCAATTTTCCGTAAAAGGTATTTACTGTAAACATGGCATGAATGTATCCGAAGCCGCGCTCAAACGCAAAATCCTCTACCGATTCGATCCGGTCATCCTGCGTGAGGGCTTCGGTTATCTTCCGGGGGATTTCGGCTTCGCAATAGTCAAGCGGCTGCCCAAAAAGGTCAACGAATTCGACCCCATAATTGATGCTGAGAAGGTCGCAGAAGAACCGCTCAATATTCAAAATCAAATAAACAGCCTGTTCCATCGCCGCGATATCGTCCACAAAGCCGGAGAACCGATTCCTGTCGGTATCTATGAATATCGTTCTGGTAGGCAGCGTTTCCGGTTCGAAGCTGTCCAGCACAAACCCATTCTGCGGTATCACGGAATCACCCCTAAAATAAAATAATCGCAGCCGCCCTGTTTTCTCAGCAGCGCGACCCTGTCGCCGACTTTCAAGCCGAACGGGATCGTAAATCTCACCATTCCGGTTACTGTATGTTCGTGCGTTTCTTCCGACGCTTCATATTCTTGCGTATCCTCCGGGGTTTCCTCATTTTCGTCCGGGGCCGGTGTGATATCATGAGTGTGCGTCGCCGCGTCGGTCGGCAGCGTTATTTCCGTCTCGACCTCAATATCCCGCAGGTGCGCCGGCACGATCAGAAATTCATGGGTATATGTCCGCCGCTGGTCTGTTTGGATGATAAGCGGAGATACCGAATTGACCGTTCCATACTCAAGATTGGCAGGCATATCCGCCGCGACAGCTTCCAGAGCCAGGGTTTTTATAAGTCCGTTAAGTTCCGAAAAATCAGGCAACGAATTCACCTCCCCGGAGCGTGAGCTTCATGGTATGCTGCTCATTTTTGAAATTGTGCTGCACCTTCTCCACCAGCATATAATTCATCAGCCGTATGTCCTTAAAATCAAACTTGGTGATGATCGAGCTGCCGCCGCGCACCCGGATGTCGCCGAACGCCTCCGATATGGTCAGTTTCCGGGATACTGAGTTATATAACGACAGCAGCGCGTCAGCCTTCGCCTTACCGTTGCGGGTGCTCCTGATCTTCTCAAAATACTGCAGCACGCCCCACTTGTTCATAGTGCTGCTATCCTTGGCGATGAAGAATTCTCTGGTTCCTCGGTCCTTATTGTCGAACGCCAGTTTTATTTTGTTATAGGTGTTGCTGTCGATACTGGAGGTGTAGTCGTAATCCTCCGCGGTTTCAGCGTCAACCATATAGTCGAGCTTCATATCTTCGATATTCCGCAGTTGCAACGAACCGAAGTCATCATACAGCGTGTACATCCTGCCGGTATTTTGCAACGTCTCATCCAGCGCGGACAGGATAATATCGAACAGCGTTTTATTGTCTGCATCGACTTTAGGAACCGCCCAGCCGGTGTCGGCGATATTACCCGCCCGTAATTGAAAATCATCCGCGATCATGCGGATGATTGCGGATGCTGTTCGGTTTATGAGAATATAGCTGTCCTTGTTTTTGAGGTACCGTAGTTGATCGTAGGCCGTGACCTTGATTTTCCCGTCCTTTTTTCGCCCCTTCGTGAACACAAAACCATAGAACACATTTTTGTTATCGACTTTGAATGTGACCGGATCGCCCTCCTCAAAACGCAGCTCCGGCGTGTCGACGACGTTAAAAACCAGTTTTCCGGGGTTCCCTTTCCGCTCCAGGTCTAAAGTGATCCCTTCCTCAGACGGCGGGAGATACCCGGTGCCGTCGTTCCCGATCATCAATTCCACTGTCAAGACATTCCGCTCCTATCTAAACGTACCGGTATCCACCCAGCCATAAACAAACCCGCCGCCGCCTTTGGTATAAATTAAATGCCACGGGTGCTTTGATCCGGGATTCGTTTGTGTGATTTTCGCGTAAGTAGCTTTCAAACCGCCCTTCGGATTATTCGGCGCTGCGGCGTTGGAATGGTAGTAGTGATCTTTCCCGAAAAAGTAAACGATTGACCCAACCTTGAAATCTCCGGTAGTCACCAGTCTGGTCACAGTCGGCGTAGCCGGTGTAACCAGATTTACGGTCTTGACCCCATAATTCCGCCATTGTTTTAGCTTCAGGGAAACAATGGTGTCAAAGCCCTCTTTGGCATCGTCGGTGATCGTGTACTCCTCCACCGATACTGTCATGTTGGTTCCGTGCAGCGGCTTTCCGTTCGGAAAAGTCCGGGTGACGATAAACTGCGGTTTTTGCTTTTCTGCCTTCAGCTTCTCGAAGTGCGCGAGGTAATACTCAGGGAGCCGAAACCCGCTTGTGTAACTGGCGAAGGAATACGGAACGCCCGGCAGTAAAATATCCGTAACGATATCCGTCAAACCGGGCGTTTTTAATATGTTGATCTCGCCGTCGTTTATGAGGGTCACTGTTTTGTTGTTATTCTGGATTTTCAAATCCAGCTTTCCGGGGGATACCGGCAGCAGCACGCCACCCAGGTATACTCTATACGGCATTATTTATAACCCCCTGCCTCCGCGGCTGCGGACATGGTTTCCAGCATTCCGACCTTGAAGGAATCGACAACACCGTCAATATCCATGCTGGAATCAATTTGATTTGTCATGCCGGACATATCAATAACGATCTCCGCCGTAGTGAACCGATTGACGGCTTCCCGCTCAGCGATGTCACGGAGGTATTTCAAATCCTCTTTGCTGATGTCGAGGGAATTCTTAATTTCTTTCGTTTTTCCAAATAAATCTTCAAGAGTTGAATTACCAGCGCCTATATCTGCCATCAATTTAACGAATCGTTCTTGCTCTTCTTGTTTTTCTGTAATTTGATTTTGCAAATTAAAATATTCTTGATTATGTACAGGGACAGTTTTTTCTTTTACAACTTGTTCCATTCTGCCGGGAATAGTATATGAAATATCTTTACTTCCTATATTCGATCCCGGTGTGTTTAGGATTGATCCCGGTGTGTTTAGGATTGATCCCGGTGTATCGAACATTGAATTTCTACCATTCAAATCCAATGATACGGTTTTAGGCGGAATCCATTCCCAGTCTACCAACTTGACTGTTGATAATTTTGTCGGTCCTTCTTTTTCTAATAGTTCTTTCAAATCTTCTTCTTCAGCAACAGACTTTTTTATTTTTTCGTTATAATGATCCATTCTCGCGGAAGTAATCGCGAATTCAGAGTATTTTTGTATCAGTGCATCCATTCCGCCAACAACACCTAAAACAGAGGTGTACATATTATCAAAAGAAAGAGTAGCTCTATCTAAATTGGGAATATGGTTTGCCATTTCTCCTAATTCCCAATTCATTTGATTTATAATATCAGGAGTTTTTTGTTCAATGGGTAAATTCATTTTTTCTTGCAAATCTGTCCAGTATAAAAGCGCTTTTTTCGAATTTATAAATATTTCCGAATCGCTTATTTTTTTACCCATGCTTTCTTCTATATTTATTTTTTTTTGCTTTTCTTCAAAGTCCTCCATCATTTTATTCATTTCATCTTGCTGGTCAATCACCTTTTCCTGTTCTTTCCCAAGCCCAAATAAAGACCCGGCAAGACTTACGATTCCACCAACAATCCCTACAAAGGGCATAGCCAGCATAGCACGATTTAACGCCAATTGTGCCACTGTAGCAATTTTTGTAGCACCAGTTTGAATCACTTTAGCACCGGTATTAGCCATTTCTCCAGTTGCATTTGCAAACACGGCTGTTGTATTTTGATTTTGGGCAATAGTATTGTCATTAACTTGTTTCGTTTGCAAAACATTAAACGCGCCTTTCCACATAAGGACGCCTTTATGTGCGATATCAGCCGCTTTCGCCACACCGACGGATATGCCATATATCCCAATAGCCCCGGCTACACCCATAATCGGCCATTTTAATGTATCCCAATTATCGGCGATTCCACTAACAAGGTCATTTAACAAATTGGCGGCAACTTCAACCGGTCCCGCCAGAGATTCGCCGACAGTAGCGCCCAAGTCGGCAATGGCATTTTGCGCCTGTGTTACCGGATCAACCATTCTCTCCGCCAACCCGGCCCATGATTCGGAGATAACATCATCCAGCACCAGCGCCCGTTGCATATCGGTGCCGTTTTCAATGATATACTTCTGCTGCTCTGTCAGATCAAAGCCTTTTTTCTTCAATCCGTCATAGGTTCCGTCGAGAGCCTTACCGAGTTGGGTGGCGTATTCCACCATCTGTTGCTGGTTTACCGCCACACCGCCGGACATACCGGCGGCATAATTTGAGAGCGTCCCCATCATATGCTCCAGCGCTTGCGTGTTTTTGATATAGGTAGACAACTCCGCCGCGCCGGCAGTCATAGCTCCGCTGGTATAATTCGTTTTAAGCTGGACGGCCTCCGCCTTTTTCTTCAACGAATCAAACGCCCTATCATCGGCGCCGATATTTTTCAAAACAACATCGAGCTGGATATCGGCGTTTCTGCGGTTCCGGAATTCATCAAACCCATCTTGCAACAAATCCGAACCGATTTTTATAGCGATCCCGCCTGCGATCATTTTCCCTATTTTCCCAAGAGAATCTTCAAGTGAATCTGCTTCTTTTCGGCTATCAATAAGGCTTTCGGTAAATCGATCGCTTTCCATTGCCGCATCGCGGATATTATCTGCGGCAGCGTAAACCGATGCACGGATATTATCCATTTCAAGACGCGCTTTTACATATTCAGCCGTTGGAAGTGCCTTGTCGGCGACTTTTTGCATATCATCAAATCGATCAATCAAATGCTGGATAGA